AATGGATAAAATTTTTGAGATTCTTGGCATTGAAAGACTTGATGAGTCAAAGCAAGTCGAGCTCAAGGAGACCCTTAAGACCGTTATTGACATTAAAGCTACCGAAATTGCTGAGTCAAAGGTTCAGGATCTTCTTGGTGATGCTAAAACTAAACTTAAGGAAGAGTATGAGGTTAAGTTTGATGAGTATAGAGACAGTCTTACCTCAAAGTTTTCAAATTTTGTTGATTCCGTTCTGGATGAGGAAATGATCATCCCCGAGAACGTCATCAAGTTTGCTCGTCAGGGTGAACTATATCACGAACTTATCGAACAATTCAAAACTCGTCTTGCTATTGATGAGGGTATGATCTCTGCCGAAGTTCGTACAATATTAAAAGAAGCCAAGGGTGAGATTGAAGCCCTTAGAGAGAAATTGGATAAATCCAAAGGTGAGAACCTTACTCTTGAGAAAGATGCCAGTGAAATGGCCGCACAACTTTATATTCGTGAGAAGTGTGATGGTCTTACCGAATCCCAAAAGAAGCATGTTACTAATCTTTTAGGTGATGAGCTTGTTAAGGAAAATATCGATAAGAGGTTTGATATCATTGTTAAAACCATGGGACTTATCAAAGAAAGTGATGATAAGGATGTCGATGTCGATACAAAACTCTTTGAAATGAAGTGTGATGATTGTGGTAAGTCGTTATCGGTAAAAGAAAAAATGGATGAGATGGAATGTCCTGATTGTGGTTCCTCCATGAAAAATAGTGAGACTGTCAAAGAGAGCAAGGCTGATGTTAAATCCGATAATAAGTCGTTAAATGAAGGAAAATCCCCATGGGAGACTTATAAGGGTATTTGGCTTAAGTCTATCAAGGGTGATTCCGAAGAATAATCCAGTATATATAGGAGAATTAAAAAATGGAAAACGTAAATGTATTAGTTAAAAAATGGGGTGATATTCTCAAAGAGGGTAACAAAATTAAAACCTCTAATATTGAGAAGACCACTGCAATTATTCTTGAAAATGAACTTTCATATCTTCATCGTGGCAACAAAATGGATGAAGGAACTACTTGGTCAGGTGATGCTGTTTCTCACAACCAAGTTGCTGGTGATGCAGATTTTTATAAAATTGCTATCCCCATGGTTCGTCGTACCTTTCCTGAGCTTCTTGCTCATGAGGTAGTTGGTGTTCAACCTCTTACTGGTCCTGTAGGTTTGGCTTTCGCCCTTCGTTATAGAGCGGATCAAACCTATGCCGGAGCTACCGGTACAGAACTTGGTTATAATACCATCGATCCTTTCTACTCTGCAAATCCAGCGACTTCGGCTGCATTTACTAGAGCAGCGGGTGAGGCTCTTGGCTCCAAAACCGTTTCTAATGTGGGTACTGCACCTAACGAATTTCCAGGAATCAATGGTGGTCTTGGTATTGGTAATGGTGCCGGTATCCGTGAGATCAGTATGACACTTGAGAAAGCACAAGTGGAAGCTGGTGGCCGTAAATTGAAGTCTCGTTGGTCTGTTGAGGTCTCCCAAGATCTTAAAGCAATGCACGGATTGAACATCGAAGAAGAGATGATGGATATTCTTGCATACGAGATTACCGCCGAGATCGACCGTGAACTTATCGCTAAGATCAAAGAATCCGCTAATCTAAACACATCGTCTGTTGCTGTTGATTACCAAACCGATTTCGATGGTCGTTGGGAAGCTGAGAAATATCGTAATATCTATAACCTTATTATTCGTAAGGCCAACCAAATTGCTATCGACACTCGTAGAGGTGCTGGTAACTTCGTTATCGCTTCTCCTGTTATGTGTGCCGCTCTCGAATCAAGTTCTTCTTTCACCATCGCTCCTGTAAATGCCGATGTAAACACCAATAGTATTGGTGTTGCGAAAGTTGGTTCCTTGGATGGCCGTTTGATGGTTTATAGAGATACCTTCGCAACTGTTGATGATATTGTCATCGGTTATAAAGGTGGATCGAGTTATGATACCGGTATTATCTATCTTCCATACATCCAATTGATGGTTAGTAAAGCAACTTACGAGGACTCCTTCCAACCTTCTGTTGGGTTGATGAGCAGATATGCGATACATAACCATATGTTTGGTGCTCATAACTACTATATTCGAGTAGTTTTTGATAACATGAACGTAGCTTCTACTACCCCATAATAGGGTTTCGGATAATAATTAAAAAACCTTCTTATTCTTTATTGAGTAAGAAGGTTTTTTAATTCCCCTTATAAATATACTTCAAGTTGCCACAGTCCCATATCCTATCATACTTATTTGCAAGCATATTTTGATACTCTGTCATTTCTGGATCAAATAATAGTCCGGATTTTTCTATCATCTTTAGTTGAAATCTACGTCTGTGAATTAAATCTATGGTATTAGTCTTAAAATACCAATAATTTGGTTTGGTGTGGTTAACTAAGGTGAAACCATTTTTTTCATACACATTACCAGAAAACCATCTTGGATCTGAAAATGTCTCCATACCATCTATATTATTGAATGATTTTAATAGTTTACTAAATGCACCATGAATCATTATATTTTTTTTATTTACAAATCTCTCTAACATCGGAATATTATCGAAATGTTTTACTGTCATCATAGATAATAATTCATTTTGATAATATAATGCATGGTGAACCCCTTGTTGATATCCTTGTATGTGGTTATCATTATAAAACTGTTTTGCCATGTTAGTATCCACAACCACTATCTTGCATTTTCTGCCATGTTCTTTTTTTTCATACATATCTAAAGCAGATAAAATTATTGATTTTACTATATCTTTTTTTTGTATCCACTCATTTTCCCATATTTGAATGAGTCTATATCCAACCTCCCGGCATCTTAAGTATTTGTTTAAATGATATTTTTTATCTTTTCCCCACTGTTCTCCATGCCAATAAATACCATTATACTCTATGGCAATCTTTTTTGATGGTATGATAATATCTAATTCAAGAGGTGGTATTATACTTCTAATGTTGGTTTCTATATCAATATATTGGGATAACCACTCTTGTAATTCAATCTCTTGTTTGGATATATGGGATGCACATTTTGGGCATCCATACCCTTTATGTATATGATTGCTCAATTGTTGTTGATATATCCCATGTATTGGGCATTCTACATCTATTTTCCCCTTCATATCATTATTATTAAACCCTGGATATAGATATTTGTTTGAATGTATGAGACCCATTTGATTCAATATTTCTGTGTTTGAGTGTTTTTGCTTTTTTGCTGTTATTTCACAACCACATTTATTGCACCCATATCTATAATGATTTCCTGGGGTTTGTTGAAATTCACCGTGTATAGGACAAATAATGGTTAATTTTTCATGTCTGGATATATACACACTTTTCGAATAGTCATATTTATCACCATGGATTTTCATAGATTCTATTTTAAAGTCTTCTATAGATTTTCTTTGACTATCAGCAAATCTTTTCATACTACATGGCTTACATCCTTGCCCTCTTAGATGATGTGAGGGGGTGATTGATATTTCTCGGCCGCATGAGTTGCAAATAATAATTATCTTAGTAGAGTTATTGGTGTATTCCACTTTTGAGTAATCATACATATTTTCGTGTATATCAACAAACTCAGATATAACTTTTTCTTTTGTTTTTCTTTTCATGACATTCTCCTTATGTTATTTATTATACCAACTCTTGGGTGGGAAGTCAAATAAAAAATTATTATGCAATGCTTTTATCTATAATATAAGTAACATCATATATAAGGAGAATACCATGGATAGGAATATGTTTCTAAAAGATCATGCAGATCCAGAGCCTAATACCAGTGCTTTGGATGATATATTTAATGTGTCTATTAATAACAATCAAATTATAGACTCGGATACTGGGGAGATCCTGGGAGAAGTCAATTCCATGAGAAAGGAGTTGGATGAACTTAAAGAGGGACTTCCCGATGCCGATCAAATAATAGTTGAGAATATTGCCAGAGCCAATAGAATACTTGACCGTGTTGAAAGCACTATAGGAACCGGTGCATTTACGGCAACTATGATTGAAGCGGCCGCAAAGTTAATTGAAAGTGTTACATCTGCCGCAAACTCAATCACCGGTATAAGTTTTAATGCCGAAGTTATTCGTCAGAAAGATAGGGATCTTGATAGAAAAGAAAAAGAATTGGCAGTAAAGAGCTTAGTGAAGGGGGCAGAGAATGTCACCATCAATAACAACCAATTGATTATGAATCGTGAAGATCTGTTGAAGATGATAAAAGGGGAGGAATAATTACCCCTCCCCTTTTACATTAAGGATTTTCTGTCTTTATGTTTCCAGAGAAATTGTTTAGTTCAGATCCCTCAAGAATTGTAGTGGTCTCTAAAACAGTCTCTTTGTTGAAGCTTTGTACGTAATCACGGAGTTGAGCTGTAGCTGCTTCGTTGTCATTCTCATTCATTTTAATCTTGGCTTCGTTATCCGATTCGGTCATCTTGAACTTTACCACACCTAGACCAACAGTTGCCGCACCAACAATACCCGCTGTAACAGCCCCAGTCCATTCACTATCCTTGATTTGTTGTGGCATAAGAGGTTTGACTTCTCTATTAACGACTAGATGATACTCTTTACCTTCTGGGGCCGGTAACTTCATATCCATAAGAGGTTTGCTAGCGACTTCATAATATGCCTTGGCATTACTGTCAAAGGTTTCGTTATAGGTATTATATGCTGCTCTGTCGGCACAACCGAAGAGATTTACAAC